CATTGGCCAGGCCGCTCTTGAGGCGGTCGAAGAGCGGTAGGCTGATTGTGGCGAGGGCTGAGTTGAGATTGTCCTTGAGCGTAGACATGAGGCCGGCGAAGGTCTTGGACTGGGCGTCAGCCATGCCCTTGAAGCGCTTGGTCGCTTCCTGCTGGATGGCCGCCAGCACCTGCTCAATCCCCGCCGCGGAACGGTCCACCAGCTCACCGGTGGCCCCCCACTGGATGCCGTACTGGGCGAGATCCTGTCGGGTCATGCCCAAATATGCGCCGACCGATTCGAAGAACTCGCCGACGTTCCCCGAGCGCACCCGGGCAATGGCCGCGGCCACCCGGTCCATGGTGAGCCCCGCCGACTGGCCGGCAGCGGCCATGTCGCCGATGATGGGCACCCAGGTCTGCATGTCAAGCTTGGCGCCCCGGACCACCGACGCAGCCTGCAGGACCCCCTGGAACTCGAACGGGGTCTTAGCGGCATACTGATACAGGTAGTCCACGACCTTGCGGGCTTCGTCCGCCGATCCGGTGAGCACCTTGAACTGGATAGTGGCCTGCTCCAACTGCGAGTTGAAGCCGATGCTGGCGCTGGCGGCCGCCTTGAAACCGGTCTTGATGGTGTCGAAGATGGCAAGGCCGCCGGCGAAGGAGAACGCCTGCTTGAAGACGCTCTTCATGGTGCCGACGAAGCCCTGCCCCTGGCCTTCGGCGGTCGTCAGGCCTTTGTCATAGGCGCTCTTATCCAAGGCCAGGCGGACCCATAGTTCACCGACTTGCAACGTGCGTCACCTCCAGGGCCCGACAAGCCCCTTCGCCTTGGCCTCGGCCACCAGCGCTTCGAGGCCGTCATTGTCGCGGACTCCCCGCTGCCCCTTGCCCGGCGGCGGCCCGATGAAGTCTTCCAGCTTCACCTTGGCGCCGGCCGCCTGGGCCACAACGGCGGCCACCAGAGCGAACCGCTGCCATTCTCTATAGTCTCGCTGTTGCAGGTCCTCGCTCAGGGCCTCCAGGATGGCCGCCAACTCTCTGTGAGTCAGCCCCCTGATGTCAGCAAGCGTCCACCCGAACTCATGGGCAAGGAGGACTACCGTTTCTGCGTCAAGCCAGCTTGAAGCAGGGGCATCGCCTGGCCCAGCAGTTGGCGGACGCCGGTAAAATTTACGTCAACGAACGCCTCCACCAGGGCTTCAATCTCGCTCGGGTAGGCGTTCTTGATGTCATCCGACGTCAGCTCGGGGATGATCTCGGGGATCTTCTCATAGAGGACGGCCTTGACGGTCCCCGAGAGGTCCCCGACCGTATTGGCGGCCAGGGCACCACCGAAGGAGGCCCCGACCTTCTCGGCCAGGGCCTCCAACTCGCCAATTCTCTTCTCCTCGATCTTGAGGGTCTTCCCGTTCACGGTCACTATCCGACTACGCGGCACCCGTTACCCCTCCCGGTAGAACAGCTTGCCGTCCCCCTGAAACTCGATGGACTCTTTGATGACCTCGTTCACAGGGACGCTGATCGAGTTCTTCTTGATGTGGCCGAACATCTCGTAGCGCCGAAGACTTGCCCCCGAGTCGACATAGAGCACCAGGATCACGTCATCCTTGGTGGAGAGCAGGTTGAACTGATCGCCATTCACCCAATAGGCTTCGGCCGAACCAGAGAAACCCGCCAGAAGTGGGGTGAACTCCTTCCACCCGCCCGAGGCAAACGTGGTCACGTCGGCAAGGTCCTGCTCCGCGTCGAGTTTCCAGTTGAACATCCCGGCGATCTGGGACACGGTAAGCGCCGTTCCTGAAACGGTCACCACGTCGGTCGCCAGGAGCGCTGAACTGAACACGACAAAGCCGGACAGATGCTCGATGGTGAACCCGGAGGACTGAATGACCCCGTTCTTCTTGACGGTCACGGTCTGCGTCGGGTCCCAGTACCGCTTGGCCGTGTCGGTGATCTGATACCGCGTATGGGTCCCGCCGATATCGGTCGTGGCCTGGTCAGTGAACGCGACGCCGGCGGCCGCCGTCTGCTGGTAAACCGCCGCAACTTTCCCGCTGAGCGCCATCGTCCGTCACCTCCTCCCAGTCCGGAACGCCGAGGAGCTGGCCGGCCTCCTGGTCGGGAAGGTCAACCAGCTCCCCCGGTTGGGCAACAAAACGCCGGGCGGGGTCCGCATAGGGAGCCCCGCCCACATAGCGCACGATCATTGGATCACCTCATCAGGCGTAGGTCAGGGCGCCGGTCCCGGTCAATTCAGCGCTGAAGGTGACCTTGTCCCCCACCGGGACGCCGACACCGATCTTTTTGACAAACGCCGTCCCGGTATACTTGTGCGTGCCGTCCAGGTTGAGCTCGACAGACACGGTAGTCCCGCCGAGCAGAGCGTCCTGCAGGGCTTTCTGGCCCGTCGCGTCCGTCGCCACGTTCCAGGTACCCTCGACGGACCCGCTCCACTCTTTGAGGCCGGCGATGAATTCTTTCCAGCCAGCGGAGCCAAAGTTCGTCGTATCCAGGGTGTCCTCGTTGATGTCGAGCTTCCAGTTCGACAGCTCCGAAACCACCACAGCGCCGACCTTGAAGCTACCGCCCTTGCCGGCAATGGCCATGGCGCGTCAACTCCTTCCTAGCGGCTCACTATGGCCGCATAGTTCGTTGCGATCAGGTGCCGGCCGTTTTGGTCGACACCGATGTAGGTGGGCGACTGCATCGCCCGGATGAGCAGGTACCGCCGGCCGGAGAGGACCGTCTCTGCCAGGCCATGCAGGGCGTCATAGGCGGCCTTGGCTCGCGTCCGAGCCACAAAATAGTCCCCAGCCCGGCTCATGATCTGAAAGGTCGGGTTGTCCATCGGGGCAGCCAGGTCAGGCTCGAAGCCCCCGGTTTCCAGGATGGCCAGGGCCGTGTCGGGCGCATCGGGGAGGCCGGACAGGAACAGGTCAGTCCCCGCGGTTCCGACACCCTGGGCCTGGAGGTATGCTCCGATCTCGTCAAGGAGCATGGTTTATCGTCCCCTCAGCGCGGCCTGGATGTTCGCTCGGGCTAGGTCGACGACCTTCTTCGCCAGCCGCTTGAACGGATCTTCGAGGTACTTCCACTTGCGGCCGGGTTCATGGGCGAGGCCTTGGACCTCATGCTGGTAGCGGGCATAGGGGGTATTGTAGCTGATGTAGATGGCCGTCTCCCCGCCTTCGTCCTGGAGGGTCGACACCGTTCCGCTGCGCTGGAGGGTGCCGGTGTCGTGCGGCACTTCCTTTTGACTCTCGGTCAGGATGGCTTCAGCGCCCACAGTGAGCGCGGCCAACGCCGCCTCTTTGGCGACCTTCTTGGCGACCTCGCCATGCCAAAAGAAGTCGGGCATCAGACGTAGGCCACCCTATGGTCGATCTGGCCGTCCAAGCCCACGGCCTCTGTCACGGCCAGCACGATGTAGTCCCGGTCGTTATAGGTGAATTTGTCTCCAGCAGCGATGGCCTCCCGAAGGAATACTCGCGACTCAGAGACAACCTCTTTGCCCGTGCGGTCCCTGATGAGCTTGATGCGGCCCTCCCAACGCATTTTGACCGGGGTGCCGGCATCATACATGGGCCGACCGTAAGCGTCCTGGCCGGTACGGCGGTAGAGAGTTGCCGTTTGGTTCGAGTAGGCTTCGATCATGAGATGCTCACCGCCCCCGCCAGGTAGGGAAGCAACAGCTGACGCGCCTCCGGGCAGAGCCGGGTACCCCGCATCTTGCCGCGAACGATCTCAGCGCTCGAATACTCGTTCGCGTCACCTATAGACCCTCCAATGACGCCGGCGGCATGGGCACGCTCACGCTCACGGTCGTAGGTGGTCATGGACAACAGGGCCAGGGCCTGCTCGCAGGTGGCATCCTTGATAACCTGAGGGACGGCCGCGTCGCAGTACATGCCCAGCGTGACGTTGAATGTGTACTGGCTCGTCCAGCCCGTTCCGCGAGGATCGGCCACATAGCACCTCGGGAATTCCAGGGCCTGGTCGGAGTCGGCCTTCCGACCAAGGAACACCTGCCGGTCAATCTCCCGCGTGGCTTGCTTGAGCGCTTTCTCCTTCGTGGTCGCAACCGCGCCGTCCCAGGCTTCGGTGTTGAGGCGACCAGCGAAGTAGGTGTCGGCATCGGCCACGCTGATGTAGCTGTCGGTCCCCACTGTCAAGGCCATGGTTTACGCGCCTCTGCGTTTCCGGGACCGTTTCGGATCGCCGGCCGGCTCCGCGGGCGGTTGGGCCGGGGCACCATCGGCTGGCGCGGGTTTGTCGAGGACCGCGGGTTCAGGCTCGTAGTCGGGATCGCGGGCGAGCCGGTCAGCCAGCTCGCCCGCTACCTCCCACGTGAGCCCGGTCCGCTTGTTACGGAACCTGGGCATCGATGTCAACCTCCCGCGGCTCAGGACTTGTTGGCAGTCAGCACCGCGATGCCAGCCGGCCGCACCAGCTTGGCGCCGTAAAGATGCAGGCCCTTCACGGCGTCGGCGAAGCGCTTCTCGGGCCGGTAGGCCTCGACCTTGTTGATCTGCTCGGCGTAGCTGATCGCCATCGGGTGGCCGGCGATAATCTTGTACTTGGAACCGGCGGTGTTGGGCACGTTGTGGCTCTGGAGGACGTCGAAGCCTGCGGCGCGGCCCACCTGGCCGTTGCGCAGGGCATCGGCACTACCCGATTTGGAGGCGTCGACGAAGCGGTCGTCCTTCAGGAGCAGGCCGTAGAACCACGGCGGAACGACTACCCAGCGGCCATCCTGCGGCACCTTGGCGTCGGTCAGCATCGTGGCCAGGTCCACCAGGTACTCGTAGGCATTGGTCTTCGTGGGGACTATCGGGGTGGTGTCGTCACCGACAGTGTTCCCGGCCGCTACGCCGGTGTAGAGGCCGGCGATGAACTGGTCGGCCACGTCGCGGAGGCCGTAGCCCGCCTCCTGCATGGCCGCATCCATCACCTGCGGCTTCTGCTGGGCGCGATCGATGTCATCGACCTGGAAGTTGAAGTACTTCGCCTGATCGATGAGCAGGCTCTGCTGCGCGTCGGTCAGGGTCTCGGGATCGCCGATGTTGGTGTTCTTGACGTAGCTGCCCACAGTGACAGGGCCGATGGAGTTGATGCGAACGGTGTCACCGGCCTGGTTGATTTCGCCCTCGTAGTCCCGGTTAACCACGCCAGCTTGGCCGTAGACCAGGAACTTGCGCAGGTTCATCAGGAGCCTGGCTGACCAGACTTCGGGGATGAAGTTGTCAATGGCCACAATCCTCACTCCTCATTGACGCCGGTTGGGCGTCGGTTACTTGAGAGTCCCGGCCTCCATCTGTTTTTGGATGGTGGCCCAATTTGCGTTGATTTCGTCCGGGGTCATGCGCTTGATCTGCTCCCGAGTGAAGGTCTGGGCACCGCCAGCGCCGGCCCCTGGATTCGAGCCGGAGCCCACGCCGCCCTGGCCGGCCTTGCCGACCAGATAGGGCTTCGCCTTGACCAGGGCCTCTAGGGCATCCATCACGCCCGATACCGTCCCGTCCTCGGCCACCTGGACCTTGGATAGGTCAGCGAGCGCGAAGGCCGCGTCAGGATCCACGATGCCGAGGTCCTTGGCGAGCACCTTGACCTCGGCACGGATCAGGCGCTGGTTGGCCTTTTCGGTGGCCGCCAGGGCCGCCGTCTTGGCCTCCTCCACCTGTTTCTCCCAAGCCTTGTTCGGGTCGGGTTCGAGTCCCAGGGCCTTCAGGAGCTTGGCAGGGAACTCTTTGGACTGAGCTTCGAGGGCCTTGAGCTTGTCCTCGAACTCCTTCGCCTTGACCCTGTGCGACGCGGCCTCATCGCGAAGCTGCTTGACGTAGGCCTCATCGAAGGTCTTGGGCTCATTGCTGCCTCCGCCCTGGCCTCCTGCCGGGGCCTGGCCCTGCTGTCCGCCGTCGCCAGATCCAGCCTGGCCGTCGGCGAAGAGTTGAAGGTTGATGTGGTTCATGCGCCCGGTGGCATCTTGCCCCGTGGCAACTCTCGACAGTGGATTCAAGCGTCTCACCGCTCCTTTTGGGCACCTGGCCCAGGATTGGGAACCGGAACGACGAACCCCTCACCAGGAGGCGGTCCGTCGTGGGTAAGGAACAAGTCCCGGAATCCCGCTGGACGTTGCGAAATGACCTCCAATCGGTGACTGTCGGGATTAACTGGCGCATCGGGGACGTGAAAAAGGACGGCATGGTGCCGACCTTGATCAGGCTGGGGAAGCTGCACACGCGTCTCTTTCTCCGGGAGCAACACCTTCTGGTTGTCCCCAGGGGGACGTGGTACTACTCGAAAGCGAAG